CATGGGTTGTATTCAAATTATTATTGGTATTTTAGTAATTATAGCACTTGTAAAATTTATTTTTTAAGCAGTATACGTATAAAAGGTAGTATGTTAGTCTTCCAAACTAAAGGATTCGGTTCGATCCGGATAAGAGTCACACATTATTAATGGCCCTGTAGCATAACTGAACAATACAACAATCTTCTAAGTTGTTTTATATGAGTTTGAATCTCATCGGGGCTTCAATTTTTTATTGTCATGAAAAGAAAATTTAAAACTGTAGGCGGTAATTATGTTGATATTCTATTATATTGTTCAAACATATTAGAAACACATGAATCGGTTGATATATATGTGGGAACAGACAGTATAAATTCTAAACAATTTTCAACATATTGTTGTGTTATAGCATTTAGATATGGATTGAATGGTGCTCATTTTATATATCATAAAGAATCTATCCCAAAAATTCGTGATAGGTATAAAAGATTATGGAATGAAGTTGAAATTTTCATGGAAGTTGCAGAATATTTAAAAAGTCATAACATTAATATTAAAGTAATTGAATTGGATTTAAATTCAGATAAAAAATGGATGAGTAATACAGTAGTTGGGTCAGGAGTAGGATATTGTGCAGGAATGGGATACAAAACTACTATTAAACCAGAAGAACAAGTTGCTACAAGAGCAGCAGATCATATATTGACACATTAAAATATCCCAACAAGCATAACTTCACCAACAGGTCAGTTAGCGCTTAAATGAGTTCAAAAGACGTAATCAAGTCGTCAGTGCTAGTTGGGGAATGGGCCATTACTTTAATGGTTAAAAGGCTTCGCTCATAACGAAGAATATATTGGTTCAAGTCCAGTATGGCCCACTTTTTTTTGCTCCCATAGTTTAACTGGTCAAAATATCTGACTGATATTCAGAAGATGTCCTGGTTCAAGTCCAGGTGGGAGTACTATTTTATTGGAAGATTGCTAGAAAGGTAATAGGCGAAGTTGCTAACTTCAGGCTCAGGTAAAACTGAAACAGGATCGTTACCTGTATCTTCCTCCTTTTTATAAGTACCAATGCTCGAATGGATAGAGACTAGTCTGCAAAACTAGGTATGTTGGATCATGACCAATTTGGTACTCTTCTTAAATTTTAAGATATTTTTTGCAACAGTTTAGTAATATTATCTGTATATTGTTTAATTGCATCCCGCTTTTTTTGCGGATCTAATATAGAATTTATCTTATCAAGATAATTCTGCGAATTCAAATTACTATACATTGATGCTGCAGTGTAGTTTAAGGCTTTACTCAACATTTCTTGTGCATGTTTATCTAAATACATATATACATGTTTAATATCTCCTTCAAAGAATATATCATACTTTTTTTGATATTTTTCTCGAAGTTTTATAGTTTTTTGCGCCAAATCAAATATGACCTTGGTAATTTTATCCTTTACCCTTTTTCTATCTGATTCTAGAAATAACGGCATATAATAAATTAAATTATTATTTAGGTTTTCAATGAAAAATTTTATTTGTATCTCAGGTTTTCCAGTTACATATCTGTCCTTGGCGGAAATATTAGCTTCTGGGTTTTCATCATATAAATCAGAATCGTGCCCTTGATTTACAATATTATTAGAGTACCTTGGTTTTCCCGAAGTTTTGAATCCGACTTTTAAATTATTCAAAGTTCCTGCAAACATTAAAAACAAATGCCTTTTGCTTTTATCGGTTAAATGGGATTCATAATTTTGCAAAATATATTGCATTAGACTATATTCTAATTTTTCATCTTGGGGGTTTAATCCGCGCTGAGCCTGAATATACTGATTAATATCAACTTCCTTTGCAGTATCCTCATGTGGTCTTAAAATTTTATCAACCTTTACAGTAAATGACCCAGCTGGAATTATTATCTCAGATTCTTGACCAAGACCAGTGTCAGAAACATCAATGGCTTGATTGGCATGAGCTACTGTGCTTAGTACCACACCATATCCTGCCAGGTAGTCTTTTTTTCTTATTCTTTCCTCCCGGGCAGAAAAAAAATCTTTGCCAAGCAACCGTATATCATTTGTAGGTTTGGTAAGTGCAAATGACATTCCTGTTAACCTATCTGGTGACCAAGATGAATAGCCTTTAAATACAATTTTATTATTTTTAATGGTTGATATAAATTTTGTGAAATCTTCTTTCGAATCAAAATGCAGCCCTCTATATACTAGAGTATTCTGGTCTAAAGGGTAATCAGTTAATAATTCTTCTATTTCATCATTATTCAAAAATGCCATTCCAGCATCATGGATGTATTTTTGAAGTTTCTCTAATGTATCCTCAACTAGTATTTTATATGCCTTATAAAATGTCAATAACTTTCCTTTAATAATAAATATATGCTATATTGAAATTGCAATTAAAATTTTTATTTTAAAATTCATAACTTTTATATATTTATTATAAAAAAATAGTTATGATAGAAAATGAATATGCTGCATTATTACAACATGACACAATAAAAATTCGTCATCCAAGTAAAAAAGATTCTGTAGTTACTCTGTATAGAATTATTTCCACCAAATCATTTAAATTAACAAAATTCAATAAAAATGTTGAAAAATATGATATCGGTGGCTATGTAGAATCGATTGATAATCTAGATCCAACTAATCCAGTTTGGATTGATCATTCAGGAAGGGTATTTGATGATGCAAGAATCTTAAATGGATCTTATATAAGAAATGTTGCATTAATATATGAAAATGCAAAAGTTGATTCATCTGAAGTATCTGATCATTGTAGGGTTCATGGTAATTCTATAGTAGAGAATTCTACACTTTCCAGTATGGCTGAATGTAAGGATAATTCAGTTATTAAGAATAATTCAAAAATTAAAAATTCGTCAAAAATATACGGTGATGCCGTAATTGATAATTCAACATTCAAGGTAGCAGCAACTGCATTAGGTAAATGCATAGTAAAAGATTCATCAATATCTGATATATGCCTAATTGATGGTGATGCAGAAATTTCCAATTGCCATTATAATGGTCGTGTTATTAGAAAAACTGGAATCCATAGGAATGAGACATTAACTTCAGAAGTAAAATTAGAAATACACGAAGAAATAGATGAATCAACCCACCAAGAATATAGGTTATAAATAATGTCATATTCATTATTCAGAGCACAGATTAATGCACTAACTGGAATGCAGCATGTTAGCAGAATTCAGTTTGCCCAAACAATAGCCAATGCATATAATGGATTAGTAGAAAGAAGTTTTGAAACATTAACTGCAGGAGGAATAGTAGTTGGAGCTGTTGCAGGACTGCCTGGATTAACTGCAGGAATATATTCAATCACTGAAAAAAATTTACACCAAACTAAGGAAGTGAATTTCTTTACACAAATAGCCCCATTTATATATCAATATTGGATAGGCAAAACTATAGTAGGGCCAACGGGTGTTGTAACTATTACAACTACTGGTAATTTTAAGGGTCCTATGATTAAACAAAACTTTACATTTCAAATATGGATTACTACCTTTGTAGCAGTGGTAGCTGTACATATTATGTCATTGCAAGGCATGTATGTAAATAATACTACAGGACTTACCAGCCCTTGGTCTGGTGCTTTATTAATAACAACACCTTAAACTATGTTAACACAAACAGAAATTGACAATTCGATTTGCACTATTCAAAATATTCTACAAATTCCAGAATCTGGAGAGTGGGACAATGAAACAAAGGCTTCAATTAAAAACTTCCAATTAAGAATGAAGTTGCCTGGCACTGGTATTGCAGATGTAAAAACAATAGAAATGTTATTACAACGTACTGGTAAAACATTAGTTGGTGACACTCCAATTGTACAACAGAATTTTGAAGATTTGGATGCATCAACTGATTTAATGGAAGATCCATTAAATTTAATTGAACATATGTTACCGCCAGATGAATATGTCAACGAAACAATTAATAAATTTGAATATATTTTTATACATCATACATCTGGTTGGGACGATCCTACTGCAGTTGTTAATGATTGGGCCAGGGATCAGCGTGGAAGAATTGGAGTACATTATGTAATTGGGGGTACACATATTAATAAACCATCTAAACATGATGGGTTGATAGTTAAATGCATTCCAGATAAAAATTGGGCATATCATTTGGGATCAACAACCACTGACGGTATTAGTTCTTATATGCATAAACATTCAATTGGAATAGAATTATGCAATTTTGGATATTTAACAAAAACAGATGAAGGATATAAAACATATACTGGTGCGCTAGTAAATGCTGATAATGTATTAGATTTAGGATATAAATTTAGAGGATACCAATATTGGCACAAATATTCACCGTTGCAATTAAGATCTTTAAAAGCTTTACTTAAGAAAATATCTAAACAACATTCAATAGATTTACATGTAGGACTATATGATTGGCTAAAAAGATTACCAACAAATCAATATTATAAGGCATTTGAACATAGTCCAGATGCAACAGCAGGAAAGGTTAAAGGTGTATTAAGCCACACTAATGTAAGAAAGGATAAAACGGATGTTTATCCACATCCACAATTAATTGATATTTTATTAAATTTATAATTTGTTTAATTGTACAAATTATATTACCTTTATATTTTTAAAATAAAAAATGAGAATGGCTAGATTTAAATTAAATGAAAAGGTGATTGCATACAATGATGGAAAATTCGAGGTGGCAATAATATTGTCAAGAACAGTAATGAAACAAAGAAGGGTCTTTGATATAAAAACAGAGTCAGGATTCATTTTACCATTTGTTCCAGTTGATGATACTACTTGCAAGGCATATATTGATAGCAAGAAAACTTTAAAACTAATACCTAAAGTAGTTACAAATTTATCTGAATTTTCTAAAGGAAATGTAAAATAATTTAATATATATTTTATATTAAATAAGTTTTATGAAAGAAATTAATCAATTAGGCAATGCCAGCCAACAAGTTGCTATTATTAAAGATACTATAGTAGACGAACAAGATAATCTCAATCCCACATCACAAGTGATTTCTGATATAGAAACACCTCCTACTGACGTTCCTATTAGTCCATACATGTTATCTGATTCCAATTTCGTGGGGTATGAGTCTGTTGAACAGCAGGAACAAATTTATAAAATGGCAACATATGGGGTCATCAATCCAGAAACCAAATCTGTATTAGATTTAGGGTGTGGACGTGGTGATTTGGGATCATTTATCAATCGAATAATAAGTCCTGATGTAAGATATCAAGGAATTGATGTAAATCAATTAATGATTGATATTGGACAAGAAAAATATCCAACCGATGTTAAATCGTTATTTCAATTAAACTATTATGAATTAAAGGACACTATTAATTCAGATTTAACTTCAGATTGGGTATTTAATATAACTAATCTGACGGTTCCATATGGATACCATAATGGAAATCAATTAGAACAATTTAAAGACTTATTAGATATTTCATTAACTTATTGTAATATAGGAACCGTATTTATGTTGATAAATACAAGATCTGAATTTGACGGTTATTATCAATATGAAACATCTGAAATAGTAAAAATAATTGAATCATTAGGATTAAGATATGCCATAGATAATACAGATCTTAAAGATATATTTAAATTAGTAATTTTTAAACAAAATTTTTAATAAAAATGAGCTTAAACCAAACAATCGGTCACACTAGATTTCATCAATCTGAAAGAAAGATAGATTTCACAATTAATAAAGCATTCAGCAATGCTGATTTAATTGGAACTACTTCTAAATCAGCAGGAGAACTATCTGTTGGGAATCAGGTACTGAATTTATCTTATTCTGAAATACAAAGTATAATTGACACATTAGTGTCAGTTAAAGACACTTTATATAAACAACATAAATTAGGATTACTTCCTAGATAAATTTAATACTACTGATAAATCAATATGGGTGGGTACTTTGACTAGTATTCACCCTTTTTTATTCATATCTGTACAAAAATATATCAACAAAAATTTGGTTTTTAAAATAATTCTTATTAACTTCAAATATGAAATTTCCCAAAGTAAATTCCATACAAATATAAAATTGAATTTAATAAATATTATTGGTTAAATTAATTGAATAGAAATCATTATTCATTCAGTAATTGTTTATACAATCTAAATTATTTATTTATAAAATAATTATTTAAATATAAAGAAATTGAATTTAATGGTTATTGATACAGGAATATAATGAAAAAAACTTTACCCTTCTTATTAGTGTTGTCAGCATTATCTGTTAGCATCACTGCAGCTTATTATTCTATATTCGGTTTATCAAAATTATTTTCAGGAGAAGCTCAGGCTGTAATTATAATGGCTACATCATTGGAATTTGCCAAAATATTAATTACAGTTATCTTACACAATTATTGGAAAGTATTTTCAGTATGGCTTAAAACATACTTTGTCATGACAGTTATTATATTGGTATTAATAACGTCACAAGGAATATATGGATTTTTAACAAATGCATATCAGTTAACTGCTGCAAAGGATATGAAAGTAACCAAACAGGTTGAACTAGTTGAATTGAAGAAATCTACATTTATTGAAAGGAAGGCTGAATTTGATAAAGAAAAAATTGGAATTATTGAATCAATTGAAAAATTAAGAAGTTCTTTAGGAAACAATATATTGCAGACTGTTGATAAAAAAACTGGTCAATTAATAACAACAACATCTAATGAAAATAGAAAGACATATGAAAAACAATTAGATGAAGCAGTTAAAAGAAGAGATAAATTATCAGATCAAATTAGTGTATTAAATGATAGTATCACCAATTCAGAAATTACAATAATTGGTATACAAAATAGTTCAGCTACTAGTTCAGAGCTTGGTCCTTTAAAATACTTAAGTAATTTAACTGGAAAATCAATGGATATTATAGTTAATTGGTTTTTAATTTTGTTAATTATTGTTTTTGATCCACTGGCAATAGCTTTAGTTCTTGGTGCATCAACAATATTCAATTCTGCAGAGTTTTCTAAAAAACAATATACACCAACACCTACACAACCTACACCAATTATTCAAGAACCAACTGATTCTAATATTAATACTGTGGCGGCTGCAACTCCACTAGATGCTTTTATAGAAGAGCATAATATTGATACAGAACCAGAGACTTTTTATGAACCATTTGAAGATTCACAACCAGTTGATTCTAAAAAAAAAGAATTTAGAACACTCCACCCGGAACAGATAAGAAACATGTCACATCAACAAATTGAAAAATTTCTTAAAGAAAATTTGTAATTACCAATTCTTTTTATTATATTAAATAAATTAAAAAAGAAATATGAATCCACATGGCTCAGATGTAATTATTCAGAATGATATACAACCAACACTTAAGTATTATTCTATTAATAAAGTTAAACATTTATCTTTAGATAAAATAACTAATTTAATTGAATCAATAAGGACTGAATCTTTACAAAAATCTAAAGTAGATTTAATTATAGATTTTTGTTTTGATACATTTCCTAGGGTTGTAGAGGCAGATAAGTTAGATACTAAAATTCATTGCTTCGTTAATTATTTAAATTCCCTAGTAGGGAAGATTGATTTTCAAATTGAAATAGTCCTAAGAGGATGTTACACATCTAGCTTATGGCAGTTATATAAATTAGATAAATCATATATGGTGATGTGCAAATCAGATATTGTATTTGATGGAGTTGAAGTGGATCAAAATCCACATCAAACTACTTTAATCACATCTTTAGCAGAAATATTTAAAATTATAGATTAATGAAATTAACAGCAAATCAAGTACATGACAACTATCAAAAATTCTTAGATAGAATTGATAGGATATTTAAAACTAGATCTTCAAAAATACGAGCTATGTATGATGATTTGGGTGAACGTGTAGTGTTTGCACCCGCATCTTCATATTCACACTTCCACAATGCAATGCCCGGAGGATATATTGATCATATATTACGCGTGATGGATATGTCTATGGTGTTGCATAAACAATGGCAGGCTGTAGGACTAAAATCAGATAATTATACATTAGAAGAATTAATGTTTGCGGCTATGCACCATGATTTGGGAAAGTTAGGAATGCCAATTCCAGGTGGTGATGGATATGTTTTAAATAAATCTGAATGGCATAGAAAGAATCAAGGTAAAGAATTTGAAATTAACGAGAATATACCTCATGCTTTAATTCAAGATAGATCTATATTCTTATTACAACATTATGGTATAACAATGTCCTGGAGTGAATATCTAGGTATTAGAATACATGATGGAGTATATGATAAAGCAAATGAATCATATTATTTAGCATTTAATGTTAATTCAAAATTAAGAAATAATCTACCAGTAATATTACATCATGCAGATATGATGGCTGCTAGATTTGAATTTGAGAGATGGGCAACAGATTCAAATTCATTTAATATGGATCCAATTGAATTATCTGATTTTAGTTCAAAGGTAACCTCAGTGGATATTGATTCTAAAATCAAAAATAAAAAAGAAGACATGCATAAAGATATATTAGATACATTTTCAAAAGCCTTTAACGAATGATTCTAGCTATAATTATATTATCAATATTACTAGTTTTATGTATTTACATCATAATAAATCAATATTTTAAAATATCTAAATATGAGTTATTATATGCTGAATCAGTTGAACGATTTGATAATTCTAAAAATATGTTAATCAGATTAATAGAACTATTTACTGCAGCGGCTACAAGATTAAGAAGAATAGATACCAATGGATCTTTTTCATCTGATGATGAAGTGGGCTTTGCTTTTAAGTTGATTGACACGACAATAATTGATTTAAATGAAAAACTGAATGCAATAAACACTATATTAGAAGATGACGAAATTGAAGGCAAAGAAGACTAACATATATTTTGGAAAACCAGTTGAAGATGCTATCCAAGAATATAATTTAGAAACTAGAAAATTTAAAAAAGACCAAATATTTGCAGAACGCATATATCCTGCCCTAAATAAATTGGTTGAAAATGTTATTAATACATGGAAATTTTGGAGGTATGAAACAACATATGTTGATCTCAAGAGTGATATTGTAGCGTTTTTATCTGAACGATTACATTTAATAAAACCGGGCAAAGGTAAAGCATATTCATTTTTTACAATTTGTGCTAAACATTATTGTATTAAGAAAAATCAAGATTTACATAAAGAAACAATTAGATCTGGTGATTTAATTGAAGTAGACAGTGAAAGAAATATTCATGCCGAATTGGATTTAGAATCATATCAAGAAGTCCTTAAAGATTTTATAGCAATATGGTCTGCATGGTGTTATGAAAATTTAGAAAAATTATATAAATCAAAAAATGAACGTAAAGTTGCTGATGCATTTATTACATTATTTCAAAATATAGGAGATTTGGAATTATATAATAAAAAGGAATTATATATTTTAATTAGAGAACATTCAAAATTAGATACACAATACATAACTAAGGTAGCCAAATCTTTAAAAGTTTTGTTTTATAAAATGTTTACTGAATATAGAAGAACAGGTAAAATAGATACTACTTTATATTTATAATAAAGTAAAGTAAAATATGTCAACTGACTTTAAAGAAATTAAATTATTTGATAAAACTACATTTGAAGATTTAATTAAGGATATTTATAACAGATCTAGTAAGAAATCTAAAGAATTCGAAGAAGTTTTAGCTAAATTAATAACAATGGCAATCGAGAATCCATCCTCGGCTGCTAATATAATGCCGTTATTAGCAGAATATTCAGAAATTTCAATAAAAAATGATGATTCTTTAATTAAATTGGCTGGGATTATTCAGAGATTTGAATCAAAGCCTCAGGCACAGGCGGCAAGTGGTGATTGGTCTTTACCACAAGACGAATTAGATGGATTATTAGATAGTATCAGATCACAGAAGGAACCAATATTAGTTCTTAATATTGAAGAAAGTAAGGAGTAAATTATGTTCCAAATTGCGGAAGTAATTGAAACAAAAATAGCCTTTAAATCAAATCAAAAAGATAAAGAAGGTAATATACTACCATTGGGATCTATTCTCATTAGGATAGGTGGTGATTCATCATTATTGGGACAAGTTGTCAATGTATATGCACGCCCTATGTTCTTCAATAGAAGAATTCCATTAATTGGGGAACAAGTTGTTGTTATGCGAGCACCAGTTCATGACTATTCCGCAAGATCTATTAAAGCCCACCATTATTTATATTTTGATCCATATAATGCAACCGATGATTTAGTACTGCATCAATTTCCTAAATTGTGGTTAAGATCGAAACATGTCAAATCGGGAGGAGCTGGGTCTAATAAATCTGATAAAGAAAGTCCGGGATATACATTTCCTAAGGTACCTAAGAAGACTGAAAATATTCAGATATTCGAAGGTGATAATATATTTGAAGGTAGGTTTGGACAATCTATTAGATTTGGATCTACAGTAACTGGAGACACTTCAGTATACTCTAAAAAGCCATCATGGAAAGGTGGGAGTAATACTGATCCAATAATGATTTTACGAATTAAAAAACCATCTTCTCCGGGATCATATAATTACAATTTTGATTTAAAAAATAATCCTAAATCAAATAATTATACTATAGAAGATTTAGGAAAGGATGATGCTAGTTTATATATAACATCAACACAAAAATTACCTGACTTTAAGGCTGGATTTATGCGTAATAAAGATGTTGTTAAAATTGGATCTTGGTCTGGCCCACAAATTCTTGCATCTTCAGACAGAATGGTGTTGAACGCAAAGAAAGATAAAATATTCTTGATTGGTAAAACCAACGCTATTGTTACTGCAGAGAAGGTTTTATTTCAATCAAAGAAATATAAAGTTGATTTAGATGATTTGTTAGACTATATTAATGATATGGCCAAGGTAATGTGGAATTGGGCCTCTGGTCAAGCTCAATTTTCAACATCAACTGGACCAACGTTAACAGCTACTAATGTAGCACAAGTAACTAAATTGCATAAAGTTACATTTAATACTAAATTTAAAATTCCATAACTATTATATATTTATATTAAAATACTATGACAGAACAAACTAGTAAATTGTATTTACTCATTAAAAAAGCGGTCAAAGAAGTAATTAAGGATGAATTATCTTTAATTATTAGAGAAGTGATTACTTCAACAGCATCATCTATTAATGAAATACAAAATAAATCAAATCAAATACGCGAACAGGTTTCACCTAGAATCAATCATAATATACCTAAATCTGCCAAGCAAAGAGTATTTTTGGACGACAGATTAGATGAGGTTGGACAAGCTATCGGCCAAGGTAAATTTAGTGTTGATGATCTGAAAAGCTTTGTGGGACCAGATGTAGAGGACGAATTTGCGGATATATCTGATGCAGATATAGATGCTTTAATTAATAAAGTGACAAGATAAAATGGATATTAAATTACATCCTGCTGATTATAATAAAAACTTTGGATCCCTGGGAATTAAACTTCCTATGAATTCAAATAAAAAATATAATAGAGCAGAGATATTTAATTTATCATATACCACAGAGGAACAAGCAATTAGTAATTATATTAATCTACTATTAACTAGAAAGGGTGAAAGATATATGCAACCCAATTTTGGTGTAGGCTTATATTTTTATTTATTTGAATCATCTACTAATGTATTTATTGAAGATCTTGAATCAGAAATTAGAGAACAGGCTGCACAATGGCTGCCATATATATATAATGATAGTATTATAATTAGAGATTTCGAAGAAACACCAGGCGATTCAAAACACGCTATAAATATAATTATAAAATTTAGAGTAACTGAATCAGGAGCTAATAGAGTCATAACAGCGTTTCCTGGTATAAATAATTTAGTAGATGTGGAAATTAGATAATGAGTATAAATAAAGATATATCAAAAAAATTCAATAGGGAAATAAAATACTCTAATAAAGACTTTGCTGAATTGCGAAGGGCTATGATTAATCATAGCAAAAATTATTTTCCTAATACTTATTCGGATTTTAATGAATCAAGTCCGGCTATGCATTTTATTGAATTGGCTGCCTATGTGGGTGATGTATTATCATTCTATTCAGATGTTCAATTGCAGGAGTCGTTTCTATATACAGTTAATGAAAAAATTAATTTATATAATTTAGCTCAAGGATTAGGATATAAACCTAAAACTATAGTCCCTGCGCAGGTTGATTTGGATATAATGCAATTACTGCCTGCTATTGGGGAAGGATCTAATACTAAACCAGATTGGTCATATGCATTAGTGATTAATGAAAATATGCAAGTTTATACTGACGACGCAATATATTTCAGAACAGTTAATCCAGTAGATTTTAGATTCAGTAGTAGTTATGATCCAACTATAGTATCAATTCACTCAGAATTACCAGATGGATCTATAGAATACTATTTAATTAAAAAATGTGTAAAGGCTGTTGCAGGTGAATTAAAAACTTCAACATTTACTTTTACTGATTCAAAAATATATGATAAAATAACATTGCCGGATTCAGATATTTGTGAAATAATTTCCATTACAGATTCTGATAATGATGTTTGGTATGAAGTTCCATTTCTAGCTCAGGATTTAGTTCCAATGGCATTACGGAATATACCATATAATGAACCAGAATTATCTGCATATAGAGACTCAGTTCCATATTTATTGACTTATAAACAAACAGAAAAAAGATTTGTAACAAGATTAAGAAAAGATGATTTAACAGAAATACAATTTGGTAGTGGATTATCTACTGAAGCAGATGAAGAAATTGTTCCCAATCCTTACAATGTAGCTATTGGATTAGATTATTTTAGACGTGTTGAGGACGTGTCAATTGATCCAATGAATTTTTTATATACTAAAACATATGGTCGCGCTCCAAGTGATACTACATTAACTGTAAAGTATTCAACTGCAAATGGTCTGATAGAAAATGTCAGATCAAATTCAATTAATAATATTGGGGACATAACTGTGACAAATCCATACGAAACTGTAGATCCGACTATATTATCTGATATGATTGATTCAATTGCTGTAAATAATCCATATGCAGCATATGGTGGTATGAATAAAAGACCATTAGAAGTCATAAGAGAAGAATCAATGGCACATTTTGCAGCACAAAATAGAGCAGTAACAAAGGATGATTATATTTTAAGGTGTTTTACAATGCCAGGTAAATTTGGATCTATTGCTAAAGCATATGTTGAACAAGACACACAAATAGCTCAATGGAATGCGTTAGAAAAAATTCCAAACAAATTTTCTTTAAATTTGTATACATTGACATATGATAATAATAAAAACTTCGTAGCTTGTAATAGAGCGATTAAAGAAAATTTACGACAATATTTAACGCAATATAGACTAATGACAGATGCAATCAACATTAAAGATGCATTTATTATTAATATTGGGGTGGATGTTGAAATTATTACTAGACCATCATATAATAGTAATGAAATCTCTTTCAAATGTGTTGAGAGATTGATCCAAATTCTCTCTCCAGAAAATATGGAAATTGGACAACCGTTGTATGTAAATAAATTATATACAGAATTAGATAAAGTTGAGGGTGTACAAACAGTACAAACAGTTAAAATAACTAATTTGGTAGATACAAATCTAGGATATTCTGGAAATGTATATGATGTGGACTTAGCTTATAGGCATGGAATAATTTATCCATCAATGGATGCGTCAATTTTTGAGGTAAAATATCCAAAAACTGACATTAGAGTATCAGTAATTGATTTATAATAGAGGAAACTAATGAAGTTAATGAAATTGATTAAAGAATTAAAATTAAATGAATCAGCATCTGACGATCTATTTGATGATGTATTAGAATTAATACGAACAAGAACTAGAAAAATGTCGGATGATGAAACTTATAAATTTCATGAGCGATTAAAAGCTTGGATGAATAAATTAATATAAAACTATGTTTAGAATAATATATCCGATTAAAGATGCCACAATTTATGATAAATACCCTGAGAGAAATACTGGTATTGATCAAATTTTGGAATTGACTAAAAATACTTTAGGATCACCATATCAATCTGTAATTACAGAAGAACTCCCATGGGCTGAAACATATAATTCTAGAATACTTATAAAATTCGATTTAACACCCTTCCAAACACTTCTGAGCGAGAATAATGTAACTAGCTATACTAGTTATCTAAAATTATTTACTACCGAGGCAGAGGCTCTACAAAACGAATACACGGTGCTTGCATATCCTATAGCAGAAGATTGGAGAAATGGAAATGGTAATTATAATGATAAACCAGAAATCAGTAATGGTGTAACTTGGTACTGGAAATCTGGCGAATCAGTTGCTGATAATTGGAGTATTGGAAATGGATATCAAGCAACACATACAACCGGCGGTGGAAGTTGGCATACATCATCAATAGCAAGTCAAAGTTTTTCATTTGATGATCCAACAATTAATATGAATGTGCATTCTATAGTATCTAGTTGGTTATCTGGGTCTATAGTGAATCATGGATTCATATTAAAACATTCTGCATCTGCTGAAACGGATACTAATGTTTATGGATCATTAAAATTCTTTTCTAGAGACACTCATACAGTGTATATCCCAAAACTGATATTATACTATTCAGAAACAGAATATACTGGAGGATTTACTACTGCATCGTTAGTAACTGACGATTATGTCATTCATGCGAAAAACCTAAGATCAGCATATAGAGAATTTGATGAAGTCAAAATTAGATATCAAATACGAGACTTATATCCAACACAAACATATCAATCATCATCATCAGATTATAGTTCAAAACGATTGCCTACATCATCTTATTATTCAATCATAGATTCAGTAACTAAAATACCTGTGGTTGACTTCAATACAATTGGCACTAAAATATCATCGGATGATTATGGTCATTATATTAAGATTAATTTTGCCAGTTTTTTACCTGAAAGATACTATAGAATAATTTATAAAGTGATATATGATGGACAGACTAAAATAATTGATCCTAAACATGATTTTAAAATAAGCAGATAATGAGTGAGAAAACAATTAATCTAATTAATGGATCAGTTAGCTATATAAGTCTGTTATCTGAGGAAGGTATGTCAATTAAATTCGCACAACAAGAAATACCATCTCAGAATGAAACTATGGATTTGAAGACTGATGCTGAAATAAAGGCTAGTATTCCATTAACTGCAGAGTTGTCCACTAGAAATTATAAGAATACATATATAATACCAATTGAAAATGAAAGAGTATTATTGAATCTAATACCACAGAAGTTATTTGTAACTGACAGTGATATTGTAAATTTTATTGATAATGATTTTGTATATTTTGGAGAAGATTATTCAGACGGCGCCGGTCCAGAACCATTTGATATGATTGATGGTATAATTTTTAGATATGTTGGTGATGGACCATTGCCAATAGATCAATATACTTATTATATAATGGAAGATGGTGAAACAAAACAAATTCCAAACTTTAAAACTTTGGAAGTAATGCTATTTCAAAGAGGTGAAAACTATAATTCAGTTAGAATTATTGAAAAATCACAAATTAATGATATATTGAATAATTCTAAAGTATCTGTTGGTCCAGACCAAACTGCAGCTTGGACGAAGGATATGGAAGATCAAGTTAATTTTGGTAAATATTTAGATTTACTTAAGGATGCTAAATCTGCAGGTGAAATAGCCGGAGCCGCAACAGCTGAAGCAGATAAAAATATTAAAGCAATGAAAGCTGAGAAAGATGCTGAAAAAGCTAAGGCGGAACAAGCTAAGGCAGAAGCTGATGCAGCTAAAGCCGCGGCAGAAGCTGCTATAGCTGAAGCGAAACAAAAACAAGCCGAAGCTGATGCAGCTAAGGCAGAAGCAGAACAAAAACAAGCCGAAGCTGATGCTGAGAAAGCTCAATGGGAAGCACAACAAACAGGTAATTAAAACTAAATGAGCCTAATAAGATTTAAAAATAGAGATTCATTTCTTAAACTAAATGAACCACAATATGGCCAAACATTAAGTGAGGCAAATTTAAATGTATTGTCTCATGAAATTTTAATTCCAACAATTGGGTCTTTAAATTTAATTAATAATCAGATTATATCTGAAACCCATGTTTATACATTTGCTGGAGATTTTATTGGATCGTCAATCAACACTAATGTATATACAAATACTGATAATAAGAATATTTTTATTAATGTTAAACAAGTATTTGATCTAGCAGGAATTAAAAATGGTTCTTATAAGATTGTGTTTAACTTAATACATCCAGTATATGGCCGACCATCAGCAGAAGATAGTAAAAATGTATATTGGCCAGCAGTAGTTAAGGAAGTATCACCAGATCGAACAGAGGTAAAATTTGCAATATCTGATAGATCCCAAATTCTTGCAGTACAACAATTCAGAGACTATGTTCAAACATTAAGCGAATTAGATATTTTAAATAATCTAGTAGTTAACTTTGGATCCAATAGAATTAATAAAATCATTAATATTAAATTTGATAAGATAGACCAAAGTGTCTTTTACATCAAATTGTATAATGAAGTAGATGAATCCGTTAATGATTTAGATAGAGCTTGGTTTGGTATTGAATTGATGGATTCATATATTGATACAGTACTGTTAACTACATCAATTCAACCAGGCGAAACAAATCAATTACGAGGTCCTAAATTCCATATTGATGTTGATGATTTTGATTCAAATTCAACAATATTTCAATCTTGGAATGATTTGTTACAATCGGATGCTCCAACATCACAACGAATTATAGATAATTTATTATCAGGTTCTGGTACTGCAACTTTAAATATTGATTATACTAATTTTGAAAATTATATATTTTATTCTTCAGCCGAGGAAAGGATTGAAAATTTTAAATATAAATTAACTTTAGCTGAACAATATAATGCAGAAATATTAAATTGGCAGTTATCATCAGGCAGTGCCTCGTTTCATACTGCAGGATTAATTGATGGGAATAAAAATAAGCTATCAAATATAACTACAACATTAGATCCATTTGAAAGATGGTTATATTATCATGGAACTGGTAGCATTTTTACACATGATATATCTGGAAGCCAAACTCCATATCCAAAATTTATATCTGGAAGTCAATACTATCTATATAGTGTAACTAGTTCACAAGGTATTAATTGGCATTCAAGCAGTTTAGCTGCAGCTCAAATATACGATAAACAAAATACTAATTCATTTTGGTGGTCCATTCCAGAACATATATTAATGGATCCTAATAATAGTGATTATGTATTATTTGTGCAAATGATAGGTCAACATTTTGATACATTGTACAGTTACATTAATGCAATGGCTCAAATTCATTCTAGGGATGAACATCCAGAACGAGGGCCAAGCAATGAGTTGTTGTGGTATATAGCTAAACATTTTGGATGGGATCTTCAAAATACTAGACAGCTAAGTAGTTTATGGCTATATAAATTAGGATCAGATGAATCAGGAAGCATGCAAACATCTAATGATATGGATGTATTGCCTCATGAAAATCAAACTAAACAAATCTGGAGAAGAATAGTTAATAATCTACCTTATTTGTTAAAGACAAAAGGTACTTCAAGATCTGTTAAGGCATTAATGTCTATATATGGTATTCCACAAACATTAATATCAATTAAAGAATATGGTGGGCCTGGAATAGATGCAGAAAGACCAATTTACACTGAAGATAGATTTCAATATAAATTATTAGTAGGATCTGGATCATATGTCAGCACCGCTAGAGATATAAATTCATATTCATATAATGGATGGAAAGGTAATGCAAGTTGGTCACCATCATCTTCTAACTTAGCTCCAAGGGATCCTGACACAATTGAATTTAGATTTGATACTAAAATATCAGGATCATCAGGAAGCGCAGTATTATTTGCATATGAAGATTCAGGAAGTTTATATCATGTAACAATTCAATCACCAGTAACAGTTGGATCTAATATATTAGTATCAGGTTCAAATGAATATGGAAGATTATTATTTGAATTCCAAGGAAATGGTAGTGGATCTTATACTAAATACATTCCTATATTTGATCAGGATATTTGGACAGTTAGAATTCATAAAGATCCATTACAAACTGGGTCATTTAAGACAGTATATTTAGATGTTGCAAGAGCTTCCGATGCTTTATATGGTAGAGTATCACACCAAGATACAATATCAGTAAATGTTTCTTCTTCATTCTTTACAACTGCTTCTGGAAATTATCATCTAGGTGGAGTTCCAACAAATATTAAAAATAGATTATATTCAGGAAGTGTACACGGATTGAGATTTATTGATCCATACTATGGATATATTCAAGCATATAAAGAATACTATACAACATATTCACATGACACATACTTAGAACACGTCCAAAATCCTGGAGCATATCATGTTAATACAATATCTGGATCATATTATTCATTATACAAGTATTATCCATTAGGTTTAGATCAACAAAGATACGATCATTTTGCCGATATGCTATATATGTCATCTTCTCATCCTGATCAATCAGTTACTTCAAGTAGGTTAAATTATGTTGGATTTACAGG